ACACCGTCACTTCCTGGATGCCCATGGAAATTTCCTTTGTGAGCATTCCGGCTGACGACTCCGTGGGCGTAGGGCGTTCGGCAGAAAACCCCGCCGTGGAAACGCCCGTGGCAGCGCCGCAAAATCCGAACATGCCCGAAACGGGCAGCGAAACACCACACACTCAAGGAATCCGAAGCATGCCGGAACTGAACCAGGAACCGCAAACCATCGACGCCGACGCACAGCGCCGCGCCGGTGCTGATGCCGAGCGCGCCCGCGTTCGGGAAATCATGGCCGCAGGCAACAAATATGGCGCCGACGACTTGGCGCGCGATTTCGTTTCGAGCGGCAAGACCATGGACGAGTTCCGCGAAGCGCTTCTGGCGCACGTCGAACAGCGCCAAACGCGCCCGCTGGCCGAACAGACGCTGGACGCGTCCGTGGGCCTGTCGGCTGAAGACGCGCGCAAATTTTCGTTCATGAAGGCAATCCGCGCGCTGGCGAATCCGACCGACCGCAAGGCGCAGAAGGAAGCCGGTTTCGAAATCGAAGCTGGCCGCGCTGCCGCCGAAAAGCTGGGCAAGGAAGCGCAGGGCATCATGGTGCCGCCCGAAGTGCTGGGCCGCTCGCTGATCGAATCGCGAAATTTCAACGCTGGCCAGAACGGCCAAACCGGCGCAGGTTCGACGGGCGGCGCATCCATCGCCACCGAACTGATGGCGAGCGCGTTTATCGACTTGCTGCGCAACGCCACGACCATCATGCAATTGGGCCGACCGATTGGCGGCCTGGTCGGAAACGTGGACATTCCGCGCAAAACTGCCCGCTCGCAAGGCTACTGGATCGGTGAAGGCGACGATGCGCCCGAAGGCGAAATGGACCTGGGCCAAATCGCGCTTTCTCCGAAGACGGTTGCAGCGTATTCGGACATTACGCGTCGCCTGATGATGCAATCGAGCCTGGACGTGGAAGCGCTGGTGCGCGCCGATCTGGCCGAGGCGCTGGGCCTGGCGATCGACTACGCCGGTTACTACGGTTCGGGCACGGCACACCAGCCGAAGGGCATTTCTAACTACACGGGCATTTCCGCCGTGGCGTTCGCAGCGGCCAATCCGTCGTATGCAGAAGCCGTGGCGATGGAAACCGCGATTGCGTCGAAAAACGCGGCCGTGTCGAACATGGCCTATGTCGTCAATGCGACCACCAAGGGCGGCGCAAAGACCACGCAGAAATTCCCCGGCACGCCGACCGGCGCGACGCTGTGGGAGCAAGGCGACACGATGAACGGGTATCAAACCCGCGTGACGAACCAGCTTCAGAGCGACGACGTGTTTTTTGGCAACTTCGCGGATCTGATTATCGCCATGTGGGGCGGCCTGGACCTGACGGTTGACACCATGTCCCTGTCGAAGTCGGGCGGAACCCGCATCGTGGTTTTCCAGGATGTCGATTTCGCATTGCGTCGCGTCGAATCGTTCTGCGTGGGTCGCCATACCGGCGCGTAAGTTTTAGGCAGTAAGCGGCATAGGCTGCCGCTACTGAGACACGGAACGGGCAGCGAAGCGCTGCCCGTTTTCACATCAAATCGAGGAAATGAAAGTGGCTTTCGAACGCGGGGAAGTGCTGGAAGTGCTGAAGCCGTTTTTTGTGGACGGCGAAATGGTTATGCCGGGTGATCGGGTGGAATTGCTGCGCGCCGACGCCATGCAACTGAAATCACGCGGCATGGTGGTGGCAGAAGGCGCCCAGCGGGCTGCCAAGCCATCGGCCAAGGGCAAGGCCGCCTGATGCCAGCGCATCCCGCCTGGGACGTTCTGGACGATTTTCTGGACCCGGACGACTTCGCCAGCCAGGCAACAATCACGCTGGCCAATGGCAGCGTGATTGTTGCCATGGGCGTGCTGGACGAGCCGGGGCAGACCATTGGCGTGGGCACCGCCGAAATGGACACCACGCGGCCGGTTTTCACGTGCAAGTTTGTGGACGTGGCAGCCGTTCGGCGCGGCAATGCGGTGGTGATCGAGAGCAAGGCTTACGAAGTCCACAAAAGCCCGCACGCCCTGGGTGACGGCATGGCCCTGCTGTACCTGGAACCCTCGCTGTGATTGAAATTTCGATTGACGAACACAGCCTGGACGCTATCGAAGCGTTTCTGGCTGCGACGCCTAAGCAGGTGGACAAGGCGCTGAATTCGACTTTCACGAAGATGGCGCGCTGGCTAACGGCCAAATCAATCCGCGAGCTATCCGCACACCTGAAGCTGCCGCGAAAGGAAATGAAACGGCGGCTGCGCACGTTCCGGCTGTCGCGCGTGGCGGGCGGTAAGGGCGTGCGGGTGTGGTACGGGCTGGACCCGATAGGCGTCATTCACCTGGACGCAAAGGAAGACCGGGGGATAGGCGGTGGCGTGGCCGCCTACGGCGACCGCTTTTTTGCTAACGCGTTCATAGCGAAGGGCCGGGCAGGCAACGGCGGCACGGCCGCGTCCAACAGGCAGGTTTTCAAGCGCAAGGGCCGCGCCCGGCTGCCGCTTCAGAAAGTCACTGTCGCGCTGGGCGATCCGGCGCAAACGTACATCGAAGACCACCTGCTGGGCGGGTCCGTCTTTATGGATCGGTTTTTTAAAACATTCGAACACGAACTGACATGGCGACAACGCTCCCAATAGTCCAGATTTCTGGCGTTAAAGCCGCCATCGTGGCCGCGATCCAGGCGACATTCCCCGACTTTAAGGCGGTGGTATTTGACCGCGAGGAAACCGACCGCGACGCGCTGGAAGCCGACGAACTGCCGGGCATCCTGCTGGACATTACCGAATTTGAAGACGAACCCGATTGCGACCGCTCAAACGGGCTTATCCCGATGCGTGGCCGCTTCGAAGCGCGGGTGGTGGTCGGATACAAGACGACGCAGGCGAAGACCGCAGCGCAGGCCGCAGCAATGACGCTGGCCGCATGGCTGCGCCTGAAGCGGTTCAATTCGGATTCATGCTGGACCGAGGCGGCGCACGTGATTGGCGCGTACCGTGACGAGTTCCACCCGATGGCCGACCGCTATGTGGTTTGGCGTGTCGAGTGGACGCAGGTAATTCAGTTCGGTACGGACATTTACGCAGAAGGCGACCTGCCGACGCCGAACCCGTCTTACAGCTTTGCGCCGGATATTGGCACGGGCCACGAAGCTGATTACACGCCGCTGGTGCCGCAATGAGCGCCCAGGACATTGGCGAACTGCAACGGCAGATTTCGCAGCTAATCCGCATTGGCACCGTGGTATCCGTGACCGGCGACATGGCCACGGTGGAAATTGGCGGGGTGGAGTCGGACCCGATGCAGTGGGCGGTGCAGCGCGCCGGGCCAGATGCCGAATGGTGGGCGCCGGAACCCGGCGAACAGGTGGTGATCCTGACGCCTTACGGCGACGTGGCGCAGGCCATCATCCTGTTTTCGCTGTATCAGGATTTGTACGCGGCGCCCGCGAACGATCCGAACGTGCATCGGGTTTCGTACAAAGACGGAACCGTGATCCAGCATGACCGCAGCGCGAAGGCGTACAGCGTCAACGTGCCCGCTGGCGGCAGCATTTCGCTTACCGTGGGCAGCACGTCGCTGGTGCTGGTGGACGGAAAGGCGACGCTTACCGCGCAGCAGTTCGAACACGTAGGCGAACAGGCGACATTCGACGGCGCGGCCACCATCAAAAAGCTGCTGTCGTGGCTGTCCGGGGTATCCGGTGCGGCTGGATCGAGCGGTGGCGCCAACGCTATCGACGGTGGCGTAAATGTCGTCAATGGCGACGTGGTTGTGGACGGAATCGGCACCAAGTCGCACCACCACAACGAACACGACGGCCCGCCGACAAGCGACGCGCAAGCCTAAACCCCGCCGTGGAACGGGACACTGGCCACGGCCAGAATCCCGTTCATGAACGGAACCGACGCGACCACTGGAAAGCCGCTTTCAGGCGTTGAACACCTGCGGCAATCCATAACCGACATTCTCACGACGCCAATAGGCAGCCGTGTGATGCGTCGCGACTACGGCAGCGAGCTGTTCAGCCTGGTTGATGCCCCAATGAATCTTTACACCGTGTCGCGCATCTATGCCGCCACGGCGGCTGCGATTCGCAAGTGGGAACCGCGCTTTAAGGTTACTCGCGTAAGCCTTTCCAGCGCCGAACCGGGCGCAATCGCGCTGGACATTTCCGGCAATTACCTGCCTGACGGGCAGCCCGTAAAAATCGACGGCATAAAGGTTTCGTAATGTCCAACGCCTACACAGCGGTGGACCTGTCCACACTCGCCCCGCCGCAGGTTATCGAAGCACTGGATTTCGATACGATTTTCGCGGACATGCTGGCCGATCTGATCGCGCGCAGCGCTAACGACCCATACCCGTTTACCGCGCTTGTCGAGTCGGACCCGGCTTACAAGGCATTGCAGGTTTGCGCCTATCGCGAAGTGCTGCTACGCCAGCGCATCAACGAAGCCGCCCAGGCGCTAATGCTCGCGTATGCGCAGAAAAGCGACCTGGACCAAATCGGCGCCGGGCTGGACGTGCCGCGCCTTGTCATTACGCCCGCCGACGATACTACGGTGCCGCCCACGGCTGCCGTAATGGAAAGCGACGCCGCATATAAAGCCCGCATCCAGCAGTCTTTCGAAGGCTTCAGCAGCGCCGGGCCGGTGGGCGCCTATCAGTTTTACGCGCTGTCGGCGGATGGCCAGGTGCGCGACGTAAGCGTTACGTCGCCCACGCCTGGGACCGTGCTGGTAACGATCCTGTCCGCGAATGGTGACGGCGGCGCAGACAGCGACCCGGACGGCACGCTAGTGGCCGCCGTCACTGCCGCACTGACGGCGGAAAACGTGCGCCCGCTGTGCGACACGGTACAGGTGCAGTTCGCGCAAATCCTGCCCTACACGGTGAACGCCACGCTTGAGATTTACGCGAGCGTGGACCAGGCGGCCGTGCTTGCCATGGCAAACGCAACGATTGCGGAATACACGCTGGCCTGCTGGAAATGCGGCGCCGCGCCGACGTTGGCGGGCGTGTATGCGGCGCTGTTTGTTACGGGCGTTCAGAACGTGATTCTTCACGCGCCGGGCATCCAGGCCGACATGGTGGCCACGAAGACGCAGGCGGCGTTTTGTACGGGAATCACCATTAACGGGGTGGTGGCGTGACGGACGCGGTGCAGGAAGACAGCCTGCTGCCCGTCAACGCGACACAGGCAGAGCGGAACCTGGCGCTGGCCGCTTCGCGCGTAAGCGCCGTTCCGGTGCCCCTGCGTTCGCTTTACAACCCGGCAACGTGCCCGGCCGTTGCGCTGCCATGGCTCGCGTGGGCGTGGTCGGTTAGCGAGTGGGATAGCAACTGGCCCGAAGCCACGAAACGCGCCGTGATCGCGGCCAGTGTGGCAGTCCACAAAATCAAGGGCACGCCAGCATCCATAAAGGCAGCGCTAGCCGCTGCTGGCTATCCGGGCGCGGAAGTAATCGAGGGTGCAGGTAGCTGGTATCTGGATGGCTCGCGAATGCTCAATGGCGCCGACTTCCTGGGCGACGGCGACGGAACGAAGTGGGCCTGGTATCGCGTGCGGCTTGCCCAGCCGATTGCAAACAGTCAGGTGGCGCAGGTGAAACGGATTCTGGCTAACACCGCGCCAGCGCGCTGCTACCTGGAAGCGCTGGATTTCACCGCCGCCGCATTCATTCTGGACGGCAGCGTAAAGCTGGACGGGACATATAACCTTGGAACAGTGATTTAATGGCCAATCTTACAGAAAATGATGCTTTCGATTCTGGCGTGTATCAGTGGGAAACCACCGATTCAGCGCTGGGTGGCCCTTTGGGGGTAATGAATCGGCCGCTTCTGTCGCTGGTGAATCGTTCGCGTTACCTGCTGAACCGCCTTATGGACGGCGCGCTGGGGTTCATGGCCGACAACGGCGCTAAAAACGCCATTGCCGCGACGCTAACCCAGCCCATGCCGGGCCTGGTTGACGGGGTGAAAGTCGCTTTCAGAACGAAGGTAACGAACGACGGCGCGGTAACGCTGGCGCTGACGAACGCAACTGGTGGCCCGGCGCTCGCCACGCTTCCCGTGTACGGCAACGACCAGGCGGCACTGATCGGTGGCGAATTTCCGGCCGGGTCCGTCGTGAATGTGCGGCTGAATACGGCGCTGAATGCAGCGAACGGCGGCGCCTGGGTTGTTGAGTCGATTTCTGGCGGCTATGCCAACATTCCGACCGCGCCCACTGGCGACATGACGAAGAAAGCCGCGAACATGGCGGCCATCTTTGCCGCGACGGACGGCTATCAGGTGGTGGACGTTTCGGGCAGCACGGACACGGTGCTGACCCAGGCGCAGTATGGCGTGGCCATGCTGAAGCTAACCGGCGTGCTGGGCGCTTCGAAAAATCTTATTCTTCCGGCGCAATCTGGCCAGTGGATTATCGACAACGAAGCCACGGGTAATTTCAACCTTACCGCGAAGGCTGCGGGCAGCAGCGGCAGCACGGTTATCCTGCCTGCTGGCTCGCCTGTGATCGTGTGCAGCGACGGCACAAACGTTAAGTTTGCGAGCGCTGGCGGCCAGTCTTACATGAAGGCTTACCCGTTCTCCGGGCTGGCCACGAACACGCTGACCATTACGGGCGGCTATACGCCTGGCGCAATCCTGGTGGAACGCAATGGCGCGCTGATTCAGCCGGGCACGTCGGCTTCGCCTGACTACACGGCGACGGACGGCGCAACGGTTGTGTTGGCCACGGCGCTGACGTCGGATGAATGGGCGACTGTGTACACGTTCGCCACGTTCAGCGTGGCCAACGCGGTGCAGAAATCCGGCGACACCATGGGCGGGCCGCTGGCGCTGTATCAGGGATCGACGGTAAGCACGCCTGCTGCGCTGGACAACAGCGCGGCCGTGGCAAATACCGCAGCAATGAACCGTGTTGGCGGCGTAGTTGGTTCGGTTCGGAATGGCGTGATGGTGGTGGGCGTAGTCAGTTCCACGGCAACCTATACGGCCGACGAAGTTATTCTGGAAACCGCGCTGGGCGGGGCGCCGTTCCGTGCTTCGGCAGTCAACCAGGCAA